CGTTGCATATTGCTGCGACTCTTTCGGCTATTTCAAGTGGCGTTTTACCGAAAGCATAGCAGTCCATAGTTTTCGCGAGGTCTGCCAACGCATAGCCAATCAAAGAGTTGGCGAATTTCGTTGGTGAGTCTACGGTCGTGATGTTGCGTGGGTCACTCAGGCCTAAAACGATTTCGGCTTTCTGGAATGTCGTCAGGATTGGTTTATCCTGTTCTTTAGATTCCTTGCCTATTAGGTTTTGGGCGTCTTCCAAGTGAATGCGCTGTTGGGGAGAAGTTTGCTTCTCGTAGATGCGGCTAACATCCGCTAGCCGCAACATCGGGAAGGAGATTTTGTCCTTGTGTTTCTTGAGTTGTGTCAGGAACTCTGATATATACCTATCGTGCGCAGTTTTCCTGGTCACGGGATCTTCAGCTGTGAGCATAGTTACTCTTGTGCGGATGCCGTGACTGGAATTCTCCCAATTCTTTGCTGCCGCGTACGCCCCGTTCTTAATGAACTGGTTGTCGAGGTAGCAAACGATGGCCGGGTTCTTTTCGAGCGGCTCGATGGGATTGACGGTGTAGGTTATGACTGATGGCGCAGGATAATGCACGACAAAGGGCAAGTGGGTGGGGGCTGTTTCGAGCCACCCTATCAGCTTACTTGCTTCGGCGGTTGTCATTTTCTGTGCTGTTTGCATGTTGGTGTAGCCGGCTTTCGAGAACTTGCCGTTTGCCGCGTAAAAGGAGCGTGCTTCGTCTAGCGTGCGTTCCGTGTACACTGTGCTGGCATGCGTGCCCGAGATGGCTACTGTTGTCTGTCGCTGGCCATTCGCAAAATGTGTCATTGCGTGAAAAATGGTTCCGTTGTCAGATTTGCTCACGGCTGGCTCGACTCTTTTGGGCAGTGAGCCAACGACCTCACGGAAGTTGACCACTGTCTTGAATGTGCCGTAGCTAGCGGTGGGTTTGATGTGCCAGATGGTGCGTCCATCGACTCCAACAGGTGTATGCATAGTCATGAATATGTTCGTTCTCAGTTTGCAGCAGCTTAGGAATAAAAAGATGACGGCAAGCACGGTCACGTACCAGGATATGGTTACGTGGCATGGTGCTACCCATGGGTATTCGAATGCGAATCCGGTGGGCCTGAAATCTATTCCTGGCAGTGTGATGCTGTTTTCAAAGAAACTAAGGGTTGCTCCTTCCGCATGATGCAAATGCGGGAAGAAGGTGGAAAATATCAAGGGGATGGTGAGCATTGCGGGCCAGGCGCTGAGACAGTAACTGTGCAACCACGACCCAGGTAGACCATAACGTAGTCTGACGTAGGTTGTGTAGCATGTTCTTATGCTAGCGGATACTATGAAGAGTATAGACATCATTACGGCCATGTATGCTGCCGTTGGGCCGAAATAAGTTGCGTAAGGAAGGAGAGTGTGTTTATACTCAAACATCCTGTAGCAGATTTCGTGGACTGGCACGGATATGGCATAATATGTGTCTTTGTCTTTCAGAATTTCCAGCATGAGCATCCAACCGACCATGGCCATCGCCATGTGTTTCCACTGAAAAGTGAAATCGACTGACGATAGGGTGGCCGGGCTGGTGTCCCAGA